TGCAGCCATGACAGAAGGTAATCTAGCTGCATCAATGGAAGCTCGTCATCAAATTCTGGAATCAGAAAGACATGCTGCTGAATTCAGTGACTTGTTGCGTAAAGCAGAAAAGCGTTTCAATGCTTTGAAGAAAGTAGAAGAACGCCATGCTAATGCATACAAAGATGTTTTAGGAGGTATGTGATGAGTGAACAACATGTATGTGTAGTTTGTGGACATGTCCATGATGAAGAAACAGAAGGTAAGTGGGAAGAACTTCCTGCTGACTTTACTTGTCCAGAATGTGGTGTTGGCAAAGAAGACTACGAAGTGATCTAAAAATCATACAATTAGGGAGACTTTGATCTCCCTAAATATTTGTATGATGAGAGCAAAAATAACCCACAACATGATCTCGTTCATCACAGTTAGACGTGGTGAGTGGATCCTAAAAGTATCTGTGTTTAAGAACAAACAGATAATGGTTCTTGCACAAAATTTATACGAAGCAGATAAATTTTATATAAGATATTTTGTTGACCAGAACATGGCTGCAGAATTTATTGAACAACTTGTTATAGAGGAATGATATGATTAAAGTATTTAAATTGATTAGTGGTGAAGAAATTATTTCTAAATGTGAACCTAAGGATAATGATTATCTGCTTGAGAGTCCAGCAGCAATCATGATGCAGAGAACTGAGCAGGGTGTTGGAGTTGGCTTGGCTCCATATATGCCATACGCAAGTGGTAGAATCAAACTGCATGCAAATGCGATTGCATCTAGTGCAGACGCTGATCTTAAGATGGAGAACGAATACAATCGTCTCTTCGGCTCAGGTATCCAGATAGCCCCAGCTGGCTCTATCGCTGGTCTCTAGTCTCTAAAATCCCCTTATAAATCAACAACTTACAATCCCCTTTGGGGTGTAGGGTTATTGCATTTAATTGTTGCCTTTAATTCAGGTTTGCTGTATAATATATCTACAAACTTGAAAAGGAACTTTATTATGAACGTGCTCTACAAAACAAAGACCAAAGCTGAATTGCGTGCTGAATCTGAGAAAGCATTGAAGAAATTCCTCAAGACTGGTGGAGACATTCAAATTGTCAAAGCCAGAAAGATTCCTAAGTCAAAAATGACTACAAAAACATCTCGTGGTTTCGTTGCTGGTACTGGTGGTATGTCCACTGGTTTTCCTAGCAAGGCATTCGCCTGATGAAAGCATTCGTTGAGACTACAAAAGACTGGGCGCACCCAGTCTCGAATCACATCTACTATTTGTCAGACGACAAACGTAAGATGTATGCATTCTATAACATCGACACACAAACAGTGAAGAAGTTTATCAAGCCAATTGGATTCGATCCACGTTATCGTACCTTCAAAGAGTTGAAACGCAAATGAACATTAATGAATTCCTGAATGACCTTGCCGACAATCCATCACGCAACTACAAGATTGAGCAGCTGAGTAAGAACTCAAGTAATGACACGTTGCGAGAAGTCATTCGTTTGGCTCTTGATCCATTCACACAATTCTATCAACGTAAGATTCCAACGTATGTTCCAAACACAACTTCGCATGCAGCATCACTCAAGTCCATGTTGCCAGCATTATTTGATTTGCGTGAGCGTGTTGTTACTGGCAACGCTGCTATTGACCACTTGACTAACATCCTACAAGCTGTTAACCCAGATGATGCTAAGGTTCTAGAACGAATTATTGAGAAGGATTTGAAATGTGGCGTCCAAGTATCAACTGCAAACAGCGTGTGGAGTGGCTTGATCCAAGAGTATCCAGTAATGCTTTGCAGCGGATACGAACAGAAACTGGTGGACAAAATAAACTATCCAGCATACGCACAGTTAAAGATGGACGGGATGCGCTTCAACGCTATCGTCAGAAGTGGTAAGGTAGAATTCCGTAGCCGAAATGGTAAACAGATTCATCTGTTGGGTAATCTCGAGAAAGAGTTTGCTGCACTTGCTGGCGATATTGATTGTGTATTCGATGGTGAGTTGTTGGTAATGTTTGAGGATGACTATCAGTTTGCAGATCGTCAGACTGGTAATGGTATTCTCAACAAAGCAAACAAGGGTACAATCTCTGCAAAGGAAGCATCATTGGTTCACGCCACTGTTTGGGATGTTATTCCATATGCGTACTTCACTGATGGTTACTGTCCGACTCCATACTCGAAACGATTCTCATCGTTGGAACTATTGACTAATAAACAGAAGTCAGAAGGTAAAAAGATATGGTGTGTTGCAAGTGACATTGTCCAGAGTCTGGAAGAAGCACAGGTGCTCTTTGAAGATTATTTGTCAAAAGGTCTTGAAGGACTTATTCTGAAAGATGGTTCAGGTGTCTGGGAAGACAAACGTGCAAAGCATCAGATCAAATTCAAAGGTGAACTAGAATGCGATCTGAAGATTGTTGCAGTTGAAGAAGGCACAGGTAAAGCTGCAGGAATGCTCGGTGCTATCGTTTGTGAATCAGCAGATGGTATTGTAAAGGTAAATGTTGGATCTGGTTTTACAGATGCACACCGAAAGCAATATTGGAAAGAAAATTTAGTTGACAAAATCGTGGCAGTGAAGTATAATGCTAGGATCAAGAACAAAGCTGGAGAAGAATCTCTATTCCTTCCAGTGTTCATTGAAATTCGTAATGATAAAGATGTTGCAGATAATTCAAAGGTGATAAAATGAAAGTAGTGATCAATCGTTGTTATGGTGGTTTCGGTTTGAGCCACGAAGCTGTTATGCGATACTTTGAGATCAAAGGTATCACTGTTTATCCAGAACAAGAAGGTAGTATTGGTAGCTGGAAGTTTTGGACTTACTGGATAGTTAAGCCAGAAGATCGCATTGAGTCCAAAGAGGGTGAAGCCTTCTATGCGATGTCAATGGAAGATCGTCGTGCCTATAACCAAGCTCATTCCGAACAAACTGTTTACCCACGAGACATCGAACGCCATGATCCAGCACTGGTTCAAGTAGTTGAAGAGATGGGTGACAAAGCTAATGGTGACCATGCTGAATTAAAAGTCGTGGAGATTCCTGATGATGTTAACTACATCGTTGAAGAATATGATGGCTTAGAACACATTGCTGAACAACATAGGACTTGGGGTTAATTATGCGAGAACACATTGACTATGAAGAATTCTCAAAAAGAATGCATGAACAATTTCCTTTGATGTTTGCTGGTCGATATGGTGGCTTCGCTACTGGATCTGGATGGTGGCCAATGATTGAGACTTTGTGTACCAATATACAAAGTCATATTGATTGGAATAATAATATGGCAGAAAAGTATCCAGACATGAAGTATAAATCTATTAAGCAAGTACAGGTTGCTCAGATTAAAGAGAAGTTTGGCACATTGCGTTTCTATTACGATGGTGGTAATGATATAATTGCTGGTATGGTATCAATGGCAGAATCTTTGTCTGGACAAATTTGTGAAGAGTGTGGTGATAAAGGTGAACGTCGTAGTGGCGGATGGATTAGAACTCTTTGTGATAAACATGAAGAAGAGCGTCAACTGATAATGAATGAAAGGAAAGAAAATGTCTGATGGAAAAGTATGGGTAATGGTAGAAACAATTAGTCAATACCGTATGCGTTATATGGTTGAAGCACCAGCTGATCATCCTGAGTATGCTCTTGATGATGTTACCTGTGAAGATGCAAAAGAGTTTTCTCAGTTATGGCTCGGTGAGACAATCGTTAGTCATCGTGTTGTTCCAGAGGATGAAGCGATTGCTATCTGCGATGTTGATAATGATTATTGTAAATCATGGTCTTCTGAACAGAAGATTGATACATTCTTCACTAAAGAGGGTGAAGGTAATGGTATGACTAAGTACCGAAACGAAAGGGTAACTCTATAATGTTTATCTTCGATGTGGAAACACTCGGTGTCGAATCCAATGCTGTCGTTCTATCGGCAGCATTGATTCATTTCGATCCAGAGAAACGTCCAACATATCAAGACCTACTTGATAATGCATGCTTTGTTAAGTTTAATGCCAAGGAACAGATGGATGCTGGTCGTACTGTTTCTAAATCTACTTTATCTTGGTGGAAAGAACAACACGACTACGTTAAACAGGTTAGCCTAAATCCTTCTCGTGATGATATGACTGCAAATAATGCATTCCTTAAACT